TCCTTAAATCCTAATCCAGCGGCCATTATTTCTCCTTAGTAACTAAGCACATTATAGTCTAAAGTGCCGTATATATTGTTATTTAGAATCAGTGCATCGATGACTGGTTCAAGGGTCGTAAAGAAGACCCTAAAGCTGTTGGGTGTGATGGTGTTGGCTACTCCAAAGATTTGTAGTGTTTTGTCCAGGGTAGATCCACCTGGCTGAGTAGTAACCACTCTGATTGGATCAAAGAAATCTAACTCTAAAGCTGCAAGAATGCCTGAGTTGTAATTATTGGTATACAAGTCCAACTCGATGCCATCGCATCTCACGCTGGTCTCGGCACGGCTTGCGACATAAGCCTGGGCATAATCTAGGGCTACTGCATCGGTCTGCATTAGCAGGTCTTGCAGGTTATAGCTGTGGATGAAATACTTGTCAATAGATGCCTGATTGATGGCCGTCTGTGGTGATCCACCTGTACGACTGATCTGGGCTGAGTTAAAGATCAAATCATCATCTAGTTTCCAGTTAGCGTTAGCGTATGAAATGCCAGTGCCATCATCATTAAAAGTTGTTACTGTGCCACCAATCGAACTTGCGGTTACTGATCGATCTTGAAATACAAACTCTCCATCGGTATTGACGTATAGAGCGCCATACTCAGATGTGGCTACAGTCTGCATAGCATCTAAGGAAGTACGTGCAGTGCCAGGATCTGCCTGCATTGTGGTTAAACCTGCATCAATATCACGCATAGTCGCTGGCCAGTCAATCTGATCTAATATCTGGTTAATTCTTGTGCCTGATAAATTGCCAGCACTAGCACCTGTTACTGTTGAAATCTGTGCATTTTGGGCAAGTCTAAACGCGTCTACAGCTTGTATGGTCGTATACGCAACTTCTGTTGCATCCTTTGGTTGAGTATTGACGTATGAGGTAATGAACCCAGAGAATAGGCTATAAGTAGTTGCGCCATAGGTAGCAGAGATTTGCACTTTTTTCATTGGTGTTAGCAATTCGTAATATGGTCCTGATGGGTTAGTGGGGTTGAAATCTCCGTTTTGATCTACAATACGTAAAGTAAGTCGGCCTGTTTGGAATTGATCTACCAAAGCATCACGGCCTCGGCTAGTTTGTATGTAATTGATCTGATCTGATACATCAACTACTACAGCTGCGGTATCGGCTAGTATATTTGTATCAAGTATTGCAGTACCTAATATTACCGCTTGGGCAAAACTAGGACCAGTAGAGAAGTTAATTACCGCATTGATCGTTGGTACAGCCATTAGTTGAGAGATCCTGCTGGCAATAGTTTGTTACCTGACTTTAATAACTGCAATACGTTTTGCTGTATTACAGCTTCTAATTGTTGATCTGTAACTATTGTGCCTGCGTTTACTGTTACGCCTACAGTTGGAGCAGCAGCGGCTGTAGCAGTTTGTGCGCCTTGATTAGTTACGCCTTGTGGCACTGTATAGCTCATAGATCCACCTTCAAGTGGTGCTATTTGATTACGGCCACGGGCAGTCATTTCGCCTAAAGCATTAAATAATGCTGGGCCAAAACTTGTAAGCGCACTAGCAGCCATACCTGCAGCTGTGGCCAAGGCATCAATAGAAGCTTTAGCACCTAGTTCAGCATTTAATTTCTTAGCCAAAGCCTCGTTATTGTCTAGGATTGCTAATTGTGCTTTAAGTCTTATTTTAGTTTCTTCATCGGTAGCCTGGTTAAGCGCCAGGGTTAAACCTATGCGCTCTATATCAAACTTATCTTTTAGTTTATCTACTTCAGATTTAGCCTTAGTCGCTGCAGTCTCGGCCTTTTTAGCGTTTGTTAAATCTTTAGATGCTTTAGATTCTAAGCGTAATTGCTGTAAGTAGATACGGCTAGATGATCTGCCTTCTGCGTTAGATGGTGCAGTACGGCCTCTTTGTGCTGCGCCTATCTCGGAGAATCCAGCAAGGTAAGCACCTAGTACTGGGATATTCTTTACATCAAATAATGCGCCACCAACTTTGGTGTTGCCAATTTCTTTAAGTTTACTAATTAAAACGCCCACGCCAAGAATGGCATCTGCAGTACTTTGCGCAAAGTTATCCATTAAATCTGTAGCTGTGCTGATATTTGTGTCTTTACCTAATAAAGCCAGGGCATCTAATAAACCCTTACCTATTGTCTCCTGAGCATCTGCAGCCGCAACAGTAAGTAAACTCATCTTGCCTGCGTAAGTATCTAATCTAGCCGCTGCTTGGCCTGCAAACTTCTTATTAAGTTCGCCCATAATCTTGTCCATATCGCCAGTCTTAAGCGTGGCCTTGCTTATGCCTGCACCTAATCTGCTAAGACCTGCAGTGTTACCACTAAATCCACGTGTTAAAGCTGCGCTCACTTCTGTTAAAGATTTACCTGTGGCTGCGCTTACGTTTAATGCTGTCTGTAATGCTTCTTGGCTCTTAGTGATAGATCCTGTAACTGTAAGTAATTGCTGGAATGCTGGGCGTAGTTGGTCATCTAATACGCCATATAAGGACTGTAGGTTAGATATGTAATTTTCTACGCCAGGTGCGCTAAATGCAAAGCCAGTATTCTTGAGCTGTAACTCTAAAGACTTGGCTGCCTTCTCATCGGCCATAAATGCAGATACAGCCTTCTTGCTAAATGATAATAATTGTTGAGCGCCAAAAACCCCTGCAAATACTTTGCCAAAGTTCTTAACTTGTTTTTCAAAGGCTGATACTTCTTTCTTGGCCTTTTTTAATCCTTTGTTATCAAAGGTGCTGAGTGCGGAGACTACTAAAGTAGGCACAATTACAACCCCTTAAATCCACGAGCTGATCGCTCTTTGTAAAATCCTAATACCTGGCCTTTTTTCTCTAAAGGTAGTTTTTTGTAATAAGCAAATACTGCATCGTTAATGGCTTTTTCAATATTCTTATACGCATCGCCTTGTTCTTCTTTCCAAGCTTTAAAGATGACACGGCCTTTATTTTTGCGACCTCTACGGCCTACCGATCCTGCCATAGTTGCATCTTCTACGCCTGGTAGTGCAGCTATAAATTGGATGCCAGCATTAGGGTTTAGTGATGCGCCACCTTGCCCAGAAGTCTTGCGACCTGCAGTTTCATAAATAGCGCCAGCTGCAGATTCATTAGATACGTAGTTGTAAACGCTGTACCCTTTTTTGTTTTTCTTATTAGGGCCTAGTTTGTATTTAATTTCTGATCGGGCAGTTTGTTGGTCATAGGCAGGGAATGGTCTGCGTTGGCCTGGTTGCTGTGGCGCTTGTTTAAGCCAGCCACTTAAAACATTTTGATTGGCAGGCAAGTATTGCTTAGCCTTGTTAGCAGTCTTTAACATTGGTGCTTTAAGACTTGCCCTAACGTTTTTATACATATCTTCGTCAATTTCATCAATAGCCTTAAGGAACTCTCTAACGCCGTTTACCACGACTGGCATTTTTGATCTCCTTAGCTCTGTCTGTCAATACCTGGATTATTGCTAGATACATCTCAGTATCCATATCAATAAACTCGCTAGGCGGTATCCCAGTTTCTACTGCTAACTGCGCAATAGTGTAAGCAATAGAAGACCGCTCAGTTATTTTTTTTCTTCGTCTAATACCTCAACAGTATCTAGAGTGTCTATAAACTCTGATCCCCATAAAGGTATCTGTGCGCCAGCCCTGCGTAAGCATTCATAAGCCAGCCAGAATATCTCTGTTTGACGCTCATGCTCACGCAAGACCTTGCTGATTCCTGATCCGTACTTTAATTCGAAAGCGTACTCAACACCTGGTGTGATCTTGTGTTCTGATACTTCACCATTAGCCCTTGTTATCTTTAGCTTTGCCATTGTTACTCCTTAGTTAAAATGCCACCGATGGGGACACTGTTACTGCGGAGTTTACTGTAAAGGACAGACTTGATGTTGCAACTTCAGCCACGCCACCTTGACCGATTGGGGTCAGGTTATTTACCAGAATTGAGAATTGGTAAGTTGGGTTTGTAGCTGATACGGCAGTGCCTTTAACAGTAATTACTGATACTGCTAGGGTCTTGCCAAATGCTGCGCTAAGTGTCTCATTGACTGAAGCTGCTGCCCAGTCATTGATAAAGTCTACGCTAAATGTTGCTGATTGTAGACCTGCAACAAACTTATGTGCTGTGTCGCCCATCGCTGTTACTTCTAACTCATCTACGATTTGGTTAATTACGGCATTAGTCACGTATGAGCTAATGTCAATTGAAGGTGTGGTTGGTGCCGCATTGGTAGCCAACTTAACACCTACGTTATTATTTAAATAGATTGCCATTGTTATTCCTCGTCTTTCTTTGTTTGTGCAGTTGGTTTTGGTGCGTCTTTAATTTGGCCTGTCTTCTTCAAGAAGGCTAAGTCTTCTTCGTGTGTACTCATTTTAACTCCAGCTCGTTAGGATTGATACAGTGATTTCTGACGTTAATAAATCTCCACTAGCTGCATTAGTTATAGCTGGAGCGGAGACACTTGATATGTTGTAAACCAGGGTTGATGCCGCTAGTTTAGTTACTACTGCCACAATAAAATCTTCCATTCCAATAAGTGCGCCTTGATTATCAAATGCTGGCTTTGTCATTAGAATCTTAAAATTAGCCAGTGGTGCAATAGCAGTCTGACTATTATTGTTTGGCACGATATAAGGATCGCTAGGTGTTACGACTACGCTATTGGCTAGCAAGGTTTCAGGTGGAAAACTAAAGGTAGACCACACGCCTGCATTGGCAAGTGCTGTCGCTAAAGTGCCACGTAATGTGGATATTGCTGCCATTAGCCGACCAGTGATGCTGGACTTGAATACGGCTGGATGAGACCACGCACTCGGTTAATCAGCTGATAACCCATCCGATAGGGGCTGGCAGAGATCCCATCCATACCGACCCCACCAGTCTGGCTAACTTGTCTTGCTTGCCAGATGTCTACAGCAACGATCATCGCTGCCTCACGTATTGCTGGGGTTGTCGCATAAGACTGGGTTTTATGGTCTGAGCCAGTAACTAATCCATAAGGTACTACCTTGTGAAAAACTTGGTTTGCAGCTGTTTTTGCATATTGCACAAATGAATAGCCATTAGGAAAATTAACCTGGCCGTAGTTATACATAAATACTGGGATAAGGCTTGTGGTGCCAGAGGTTGGCGGGATTGTGCCAGTGATTGTGTGCGTGCCGTTAAATGTGGCACCGCAAGCACTTACCACTATTGATTGTGTCGCAGCGAATGCGTTTGGATTAGCAAGCATAAGTGTTGCCACGTTATCTTGTAATGCTGTGCCTACTACTGGAGCAGTGTTAAACCATAGATACTGGTTAATTAAATCTTCGCTAGTTTGGCAAACTTCTTCTACTGTTGCATCAGAATACAGCGTGCCAATTCCAAGGTTAGATCGTAACTCGGCTGTTGTTACATATGTGGCTGCCATTGTATTCCTCTCTTAAAAAACTCCCCCAGGGCTAGGGCTACTAAACCCCAGGGGATTACTTATTGATTAACGGGTCTTATCAGGTCTTCTTGAACTTTAAGATTCCGTTAGGCATTTTGGCGATTGTTGCCATATATCCGTAGATCGCAACCTGTACTTGTAGGTTTGATACTACGTTTACAGACATAAAGTTTTGTGCTGAGCGATATACAGTGAATGCCTCTGGTGCAAGGATAATCGCTGAGTCATCATCAAATGTAGTTGCAGTGAAGTTCTTATCTACGTATAGATTAAGACCAAGCACATTACCTTGAATAGATCCTGTTGATACCTGTCCAGCTGCGTTCATTGGTTGTAACGCTGTAAATACTGGGCGCTTTGTAGTGTCTTGTGCAGAAATTAACGCACCCCATTGTGCTGGGTTAGCGATGTAATTCTGTGCGAAGTAGCCAGTGTTTGTGTAAATTGTTCGTGCGCCTTCTGCAGCGAATGAAACAATTCCATCAAGGTCAGCAGATGTGTTTGTGCCGTTAGCAGATGCTTGGATCAAAGCTGCTAATACAGTCTGATCTAAACGCTTCAAATATGCATACTCTAATTGCTTAGTAAGTTCTGCATAGAAGTTGCCATCTCCGTATCCACGCTCTAACAGCTCAATCGATATAGTATTCATACCAGCGTACTTGGATACTGTTCCTGATAGATATTGTGTTTCCATACCTGTATTTTGTACTGCGCCTGCTTCTGCTTCTACAGTAACTTCTGGCGCAACACCTGAACCGCCACCAGCTGATGTAACCAAAGATGGTACTGAAATGGTCATACCTGAAGTTGGAAGTGTGCCTTGTGAGCAAGCATCGATTGCTGGAGTACCAAAGCGAGTGTTAGTTACAAACTCGTTTAGGTATTGAGTTGGATTAAATGCTGTATTAGTGGCCAGCGAATCATCTGCTGCCGCTACATAAAGTTTTGAATCATCATTACCTAGAGCAGCTTTAATCTTATGCTCTGTGTATGCAGCCATAGATGTAATTGGCGTGCGGATAGTTGTTTGAATAAGTGGTGCTGTAATAACTGGGCGTGCGGCTTCTACTGTAGGAGTAGCAGCCTCTGCCTTTGCTTCTTGTGGCGCTGTTGCTAAATCTTCCACAGGAGCCTCGCTTTCTTTAGTTTCGATTGGTGTCTCTGCTTCGCTCTCGCTAGCAGCAACTTTAGTTACTTGCGCTGCACTAAATGCAGGTGATTCGACTAGGCTAACCTCACGTAGAGTTGCGCTAGTTACATATAAATAATCTTTTTTCTGAATTGACTTGTTTACATCAACTCCAACAGATAGGCCATCTACTAAAGCCTCGGATGCAAGTATTAACGCATCTTGTCCTTGCATTGATGCGCTGATTTTAAAACTAGCGTAAATACCATCTTCTGCCTGTTGAAACTTCTGCATTCTGCCGATTGGCTTCTCTGGGCGGTGTTGCATAAGCATTTTAACTTTGCCAGGATCGCCTATCTCAATTGAACCTTTAGCAAACACCACTTTACCTACAGAGGTATTACCTGGTTCTTCAAATGGCACGATTTTGCCAGAGATAATTCTGCGCTCTGCATCAGATGCCTCTACTTGGCTACTGAATGTAAGTATCATCTTCAACTTCTTTCCCGTTAGGTGTCATTTGTTCCATCTCTTTGGCATCTTCAACATCTATCAAGCCAAGTGCCAACATTTTCTCTATTGCTTCTAGGCGCTTCATTGTGTCAGCACGTAAGAATGATTCCTCGATAGCAAACTTAACTACGTGGCCACGTGGGGTTATATCATCCATAGAGAGTCGATCTTCGATAGCGCAAATAAATGGTTGCAATGAATATGCAACGAACTCTTTACGGCCATCAATAATATTTTGATAAGTCATTGAGTTATTCATATCTGCAGAGATGTAATAAGCAGGTACGTTCATTGCTCTAGCAATTTGAGTTGCCAAGTATTGTTGCGCTTCGTTGTACATCATATCTTTAGGAGAGAATCCTGTGGTTTCATAAGATAAAGTTGATGTTAAATATGCTGTCGATCTATTTAGTCGGCTTTGCTTCCATTGTGCTAATAATCCTGATACTTGCTGCTCTGGTAAATCAGCGCCAGTGTTTTTAATGTAACCACTTGGCATTGGAGTTTGTGCAGATACAGCTGCGGCCTTTTCAATATCTAATGCGCTTTGAATTGTGCGTGATGCAGTTTGTAATACGCCTTGTGTTAAGCCCTGGAATGTAATAAGAGATCCAATACCAGACATAGGTGCATCAACGCCATCAACATAATAAGCGCTAACTTCTGTGCCAAACTTATTTGTAGTAAATGTAACTCGATTATTAGCAATCCATTCAAATCGTGATGGTCTTAAATCATCTGCATATAATTCTGTAACACGCCAATATGCAACACCATAAAACAACAAACTATCGACAGTCCAGGATAAAGTGACGGATCTTGGTTGCCGATAGTCTGGTTGATCGAGCCAAAGAGGGTTCCCCAACTCCTCACCATTAGACTTTTTGTAAAGTTTTAATGGCAGATAGGAAACTACACCAGCAATAAGATTTCTGCAACGGCTAACAGCTGGTACTTGCATTGCATAATTTCGATCTAATCCGCCAGGAAAATTACCAACACCAGTTGTAAATGAACCATAGCCATAAGCTGTGTCCATAATGGCAGGGGCGTATTGCGCTTGTACGGATTCCGTTTTTTTGTTTATACCCAAAGCAGACAATAGACCCATATGTATACTTTATACCATAAATCGGACTATTGGTGCAAATTACACAAAGATTTGCGCAGTTTGTTGTGGTTTTGTTAATTGACTTACAACCATAGCCAGTGATATAGCGGCAGTGACATCGCCAGCAGATTTTCTACGTATTATGCGCCAGCCAGCATCGTTAGTCTTAGCTGCACAGTTATTTAAATGCTGTACTAACTCTGCTTGACCAGAATGAACTACTCGATTATTAGCCAGGCCATCGGCAAGGTCTGAGCAAGCCTGGTAAAATGCCTGGCCTGATACATCGACCATCCGCCAGCCACTTTGTTCCAGTCTTGTAGCAATAGTTTGCGTGGCGTATTTGTCATAACAGATCGTATGTGGATGGTACTTGCGTGCCCACTCATTTATATCACTAGCCATCTTAATCTCATCTATCGCTATATCGCTATGCCACAGCTGTGCTAATCCGACTGCTATCTTCCCATCTTTGACCTGGCCCATAACGAGCGCCCCAGATCGCCTTGTCGGTGCAATATCAAATGCCATAATTGTTTGTGGGCCTACAGGTATTTCTAAACTGCTATCGCTGCACTGCTCAATAGATCCATACACCCAGGGGCTGACAGCTGAATCGATCCACTGGCATAACATCTCAGTGCGTGTAGCTTCTATGCTGTTGGTGCTGACAGATTCTTCTAACGTTTGCTCAGTTATTAAATGACCCAGTGCTGGATTAGCCAACGCCCACGCCTTCTTGTCATTTATCTTGCAATGCTGCGGTGCGCTGTATTCATAAAATCCCAAGTTTTCTGGTGGATAAGATAAGCAACGCTCTCTTAAATCATTTAACACTGTACTAAATCCATCACCAGCATTACTTGTCATTAAAGTCATCGCATTAGGTCTTGCACGTGTAGTGGGTAATGCAGCTGTAAAGGCTTCTTCTGTCCACTCTCTTAATTCATCTATGTATAGAAAATCTGCGGTCTTGCCACGGGGTGCATCTCTAGTAGCTGCTGCAATTTCATACCTAGCACCATTAAGCAAGCTAATAGATTCCTGGCCATTAGCCAATCGGATCTGCCTTACCTGGTCTTTTAAAAATTGATTATCTTCTATGGTAAATGCGACTTGTCTAAAAGTATCTAATGCCATATTGCGGTTAGATGACATACCTAAAACATTTTTAGAGCCCCATAAGAATAGATGGCTCAGGATAAGCATACGTGCTAGGTGTGTCTTGCCATTTTGACGTGCAACCAATACTAGAGCTGTTTTTTTGCGCCAATTATTGTCATCATCTACAGATAACAGATCATCTAGCACCCACCGCTGCCAGGGTATTAAGGGTAAGCCAATTTTGTCCGCTAGGTCGGACACTTCTTGCGCTTTGGACTTACCCTTTAATAGTGGCGTGTGGATTCTAGGCTCAGTGCTGCCAATTAGCCCGACCCCTCGTTTGATCTGGCTTACTTCCGCATCATTTTGCATCGAAGTCAAGCGTATCAGGTTTATTAAAAGGTGAATCTGGCACCGTACTGGTGGTCTCAGGGAGAGAAGGTTTGAAAAAGACAGGGGGGCTCCTCCCCTTCCCT